CCAGAGGGTGGAGAAGAAATGCCAGCAGTAGATGCCGAACCAGAGGGTGGAGAAGAAATACCCGATTTAGGTGCTGACCCTGAAGGTGGAGAAGAAAGTGAAGAATTAAGAGAATTAAAGAAAGATGCTGGTAAAGTAATTGAAGAACTGAGAGGTACTGAATTGACTGAACCAGATGTTAAATATTTTGTTAACTCATTCTTATCAGCGTTTGAGGATAAATTCCAAGAAGTTGAAATTGAAGATAGAAAAGAAATGGCTAATAAAATTCTTAAAGTCGTTCCTGATGATGAGCATGCACAATTAGGTGATGATATGGAAGCTGATCCAAATGTTGATGAAACTGATCTTGAGGGTGTTGAAGGTGAAGAAACTAAAGCTAATCCATTTTTAGAATATATGAGTTCTAGAGGTTATGATTCAAGTGATTCTGTAAGAGAAGCCGATCCTGATGAAATGACAAATGCAGTTAGCGGATATGCTAATGATTATGTTGATGGAAATAATGAAGGTGGTTTTGAAGACGTTGCTTTAATTATTAAAGTAATTAATCCTCAAATGGCAGATTCATTGAAAAACGACTATGGTCATGAAGACTATGTTGAAAAATTACAACCATCAATCGATTCAATAGAAGGTAGTGATGAAGAAAACGATGAAAAACTTAATGAACTATTTGGTGGTCTAAAGAATTTAGGTAAGGCTGCAATGGGTGGTATTAAAAAAGTCGCTAATAAGGTTGGAGATAAAGTAGGACAAGCTGCAACAGCAGTTTCACAAACTTACCATAGTGGTGAACTTGAGGGTGAGAGGAAGAAATTGGAAAAATTCGCAATAAATTTAGGTCAGCAAATTTCGGCATTAAGCCGTAGACTAGAAAAGGCAGGGGAAGACCCACTAAATATTAATGGTATAATAGCTGGACTAAAGGATAAAATTATGAAAGGTGTTGACGGTACTATGGAAGAAATGAGTGATCCTGCAAATATTGAAACACAACCGAATCTTGTAGATAACATCACTGAAGAAGAAGAAATTCTTGATGATAAGAGCGATGTAGAAACACCAGATGTAGAAACACCAGATATGGATACTACAGGATTAGAGGATGTTATGGACACTAAGGTTGATGATACTGAAATAGAAGCTCCAGAAGACGAAACTTCAGTAGGTATTGATACTGCAGAATTAGGAAAAGGAATGGACACTACTGGAATAAAACGTGGCGTAAATTTTGCCCCACCTGCAGATACACTAGGAGTAGTTGGTGCAAATACAGATGTCAATGCAAGTGTTGACAATGGTGATGCAAATGTCAACGTAGATGTTGACGCAACGAACAAAACTGTTAATATACAGATGAACGAAAGCGAAGCGAAAGTAAGAAAATACATTAATAGAAGACTTAAAGAGAAAACTGGATTAGTGAAACCATCAATTAATGAAAACAAGAAGAGTAAAAAAATGATTGAGTTGGATAATATGATCGATAAATTGTTCGAACATTATAAGAAGAAATAAGAAACTAAACTAACATTAAATTTAAAACCTGAAAGAAATTTCAGGTTTTTTTTTGTTAAACTATTTATTAATAAATTGTTCTATGGTTTATAACGACAAGGATTTAAAACTGATATATATTTTAAAGATAGGGTATAATTCAAACAACGAAGGATTATATGAATTTATTTTTACATCTAATGAAAATAATATTGATATTGAGGGTTGGTCTTGGGATTTATCTCCAGCAGTAGACCATGCATTACCACCAACTAAAGACTATATTGATAAGATTGTACATTTAAAAACAAAAAGTTTTGATTTATTCTGCCTACATGAGAGTGTTGAGAGAGAATATATGCATGGTTATCATACAATACAAGCATTAGGTTATGAAATTGAACATGAAGAGAATGATAAGGGGTTTAGTAGTTATGATGCTATGTTTGAAAATAATAACGATGATTTACCATTATTAGTATTTCACTATGGAATGACATTAGCAAAGATTACTGATATGTTATCGGCACGTAGTATTGCGTTAAAAGATGGGGAATTTATAGAAACGTCATCAATAAAATTATAAGTAATTAGGATGAGTAACGATTTATCTAACGAAGAAACGAAAAATATTAATGATCAGGAAAATGAAGCACCTGAACACGTACCTGCTATTTCATATGATACTATAAGAGAACGTCAAAAAGAAGAACAGAGAAAATTAATTAAAGAGTTAAGAAAAAAATCTTCAAAATATGTTCCAGTTATTATAACAGATGATGGTGTTAAAAAAGTAACTGATATTACTTATGGTGAACAAGAAAAGGAAATTGTTAAATGTATTTCTAATCCAATATATTTTATTGAAACATACTTAACTGTTTTCGATCAAACACAAGGTGAAGCTGGTGAAATAGTACCATTTAAATTATTTACCTTTCAAGATAAATTAATTAGAAGTTATGTTGCTAATAGATTTTCAATTACAAACAAATACAGACAGGCAGGTATATCTACAACAACATGCGCATATATTGCGTGGTATGTTATGTTTAATTCGAATAGGAGTGTTGCGATTGTTGCTGATAAGTTAGAAACTGCGAGAGATGAACTAATGAATGATGTTGTTGGTTTTATTGATAGTTGTCCTAGTTGGTTAAGACCTAAAACAGGTAAAGAAACGGATGAGAAGTTTAAGGATACTCAAAAATTAAAAAGATACGATAATGGTTCATCTCTAGGTGCTTTCTCATCTAAAGGTTTACGTGGTTATACACCAACATTACTATTCTGGGATGAAACTGCATGGACTGAGAAAGCTGATAAGTTCTGGACTTCAGCGAAACCAACACTACAAACTGGTGGAGCTGCAATTATGGTATCTACCCCATCTGGATTAGACCCTGTATTCTATAAAACATTTGACGGTGCACGTAGAAAGGAAAATAACTTTTTTGCTGTTGAAATTTGGTGGTTTAATGATCCGAGATACAATAAAGGTTTATGTTGGTATAAGAATAAAGGTAGAGAAGATGAAATAAGATTGGTCGATGAGAATTGGACTGCCGAGAAAAGAATTCAATTACAGGATGAAAAATGGACAGCATCATCTCCTTGGTTTGAAGAACAGGTGAGAGATGCTAACGGTGATATGCGTAAAATTAATCAGGAGATTCTTTGTAGTTTTGTGGGGTCGGGTGATAATTTTATTGCAGAAGAATATTTAACGAGAATTGAAGAGCATGAGGTTATAACTCCAATATCTGAAGAATATTTAGATAAAAATATGTGGATATTCGAAGAAGCAATTGCTGGCGAAGAATATATTATGGCTATTGATGCTTCTTCTGGTCATGGTGATGACTTTTCAACAATTAATATGCTTAAACTGAATGAAATTATTGAAGAAAAACTCATTACGAGAAATGGTAAAACAAAAAAACATAAAATAAGAAGACATAAAGTTGAAGAGGTTGCTGAATATTACGGTAAATTATCACCTCAAATGTTAGCTGAAGTATCTTACCAATTCGGTATACGTTATAATAAAGCATATGCTGTTGTTGACATCACTGGTGGTTATGGAATTCAAACTATTGAAAAGTTAATTGAATATGGTTATGAAAATGTTCACTATTCTGAAGTAACTCATAAACCTTCAAGAGATAGATTATCAGGTTACGTAAAAAAAGGACAGAAAAAAATGCCTGATGGAAGTATGGTTACTGTAGATTTAATCCCCGGTTTTTTCATTGGTAATAATCGTCCTTCCGTATTGCTTGAAATGCAGAGAGCTATTCATTTAGAGGATCTTATAATAAGATCATTTAGATTATTAAGTGAATTAAAAACATTCGTTACTGTTGCAGGTAATAGAGTTGCCGACCATAAAAGATCATTCCACGATGATTCCATTATGGGATTAGCTATTGGCTTGTATGTAATTAATTTCAATATTGAACGATTAAGAACAATATCGAAGCAATCCTCAGAAATATTATTAAATGCATTATTAAGTGCTAATGATATTGATGAAATGGCTAAAAAAAAGAAAGAAATAGCAAACAGACCAAGAACTAGCATAGATTCGTCACTGAACGCATATAAAGAACACGGTTGGTTATTTGCTGGATTGAAGAAATAATAATCTAAACTATTTATATTTAGTTCAAATTTCTCTAAAAATTAGAGTATTTATAAAAAACTATAAAATTTTATAAAATGGCAGAAAGAAAGACAGACGATAAAACGATATACCAAAAATTAAACGGTTTTTTTAATGTTGGTGGATTTGATACTGATAATCAGCAAGTCAATACATCACAATCTACAGTTCAAAAAGAAAAAAGTAAGGTTGTGATTAAAGGTAATACTCCTGAAGAAATACATAGGAAAGGTTTAGAACTTGAACAAAAAAGAACCCTCCAAGATAAATTCTTTAGAACAACTGATAGAGGTTTCCAAAAAGCTTTACAATATGAAGCTGCTAGATTACCAGCATATATAGATTATGAAGGTATGGAATATTATCCAATCATTTCAAGTGCGTTGGATTTATATATGGAAGAGGCAACAAGCATCGGATTTAATGGTAAGATGCTAAACATCTATTCAGATAAGGATAGAATTAAAACATTATTGGATGATTTCTTCTATAATATTGTTAACGTGAACGTTAACCTACCATTCTGGACTAGAAATTTAGTTAAGTATGGTGATAATTTCGTTTTATTATATGGTGAGAGAAAGAAGGGTATTAATCATGTAAAACAAATGGTTAATTATGAAATTGAAAGATTTGAGCGAATACAGAACGGTAAACCTGTTATAAAGTTTAAAGAAAGAATGACGGGTGATGAATTTAATGTTTTTGAGGTTGCACATTTTAGATTATTGGGTGATGATAAATATTTACCTTATGGTTCATCAACGTTAAATAAGGTTAGGAGAGTTTTTAGACAATTAGTTATGGCTGAAGATGCGATGCTAACTTATAGAATTATTCGTGCTGGTGAGAAGAAAGTATTTAAAATTGATGTTGGTAATATTGATGACGATGATATTGAAGATTACATCTACAAGGTAGCTACTAAGTTTAAGAAAGTTGGACAAGTATCGCCTAACGATGGTCAGATTGATTATAGATTTAATATTTTAGGTAACGATGAAGATTATTTCTTACCTGTAAGAAATGCTAATGTTCAGACAGGGATCGAAACTCTTGACGGTGCAAGCAACCTTGATGCAATACAAGATATTGAATACCTAAGAGATAATTTATTTATTGGATTGGGAATACCTAAACCATTTTTAAGTTTTCAAGATGCTGCAGGTGCTGGTAAAAATATGGCACAATACGATATACGTTTCGCTAAGAAAGTAAATAGAATTCAGCAAGCATTAATACAGGAATTAAATAAAATGGCAATGATTCATTTATATTTATTAGGGTATAGTGCTGAAGATGTTGGAGATTTTACGTTAACGTTAACAAATCCATCAATACAAGAAGAGATTTTAAAATCTGAATTGTTGAGGGATAAATCAACAGCATATGCTGATTTAACTCGTGGTGATGGTGGTATTGCTGCAATGTCACATACACAAGCTAAGAAACTTATATTTAATATGAGTGATGCTGATATAATTACAGACCTGAAACAACAAAAGATGGAAAAAACTGTAATGCAAGAATTAGCAGATGCACCTATTAATGTTAAGAAATCTGGAATATTTGCCGATTTAGATGCTAGGTATGGTACTCCAAACGATGGTAGCGAACCTAATCCTGAAGAGGGAAATCCAGAAGGTAACGAAGGTGGTGAAAATCCTATGGGTGGAGCACCTCCTGAAGGAATGGGCGGTGGTATGGATAATAGCGCTGCTGGTCTACCTGAACCTCCTGATGCTGGAATAGCTTTAGGTGAGGGTAATATGAATCTAGATGAATTTGAAAAATATGTTACTAATATGGTAAATTCAAGTTCTAAAGAGAAGATCGCCCAAACAAAGAAGAAGGAAGAAAAAAAACGTGTAATTACGGAAAATAATGACGCTGTTAAAGATCAAAATAATAAAGCGGTTGAAATGATTGGTGAGATTGATGGTATATTGAAGACTTCGGAAACATTAAAAAATTACGATGATGAATTTGAGGGTATTGATTTAGAATCATTAAAAGAAGAATAATTAATTAAAAGATAACATTTAAGTGTATTTAAAGTATTTATATTAAATCCGTTCAGAAAAATGAAAAATATTAATATTGGAATAGCAAATTTGATTGTTTCAAATAAGATAAAAAATTCTTATTTCGATCAAAAATATCTTAGCGAAGCTAAAGAAATAACAAGCAGTTTCTTAGATGTTATTAACAATTCAGAGATATTGCAATTAGAATTTAAAGTTTTTGACAATATTGAAAAGATGTCTATTAATTCTGATGTAAAAGCAATGCGCTATATTGATAATAATGTTAAATTATTTGAAGTTTTTACTTTAGAGGAAATTGCTAAAGAACATGATAAGCTTCAAATATTTCTTACCGAATCTAAAATTGATAGTGTATTTAATGATAAAGTTAAGCTATATAATTCAATATTCACATTAATAGAACAATCCCTAACAAGACCAGATCAGATAGAAATTGATATTTTACATGAATCATTTGATTATGTTTTAGAACATATAAAGAAAACTAAGAACGTAAGTAAATCTATTTATGAATCTAAATATTCCGCTGATGTTATTGATATTGCTATTAATAAATTTAATGAAAAATATTCAACCTTAAATGAGAACGATAAAGAATTGTTAATGAAACTCATTAACTTTACATTAGATGAAAAGAAAGATTTGTTAGAAACATTTAAAAATGATAGTCTATTATTATTAAAGGAATTAGATGAAAAGGATACCTCTACTAATATTACAGAGGCAATAAAAAAGGTTAATAATATGACATTTGACAGTAATACTATTAATAATCAAATTATTAACCTTTTTGAATTGAAAAAAGGGTTGCTTTAAATTATGAGTAGTGATTACTACTATCAACCCCTGCAGTAAATGTGTTGAATTCTGAAATTGGTATGTCCATACCTAATTCTTTATTTCCAAAACTATCGTATAGATGTCTAAATACTTTATGGACATAATTTATACCAGTTAACGTATATTCATCACCCTTCTTACGTCTCGTATTTGCAACGGTTTCGAAATATGTGTTTTTTATAAGAGCAGGACCTCTATTATAACCAAAAAGTGCATTGCTTGCTAATTTATGTTGGCTTGTGAGATTTGCTATATAATTCATATATCTTACTTGTAATTTTATTGATATTTTAGGGTTATCTATTACGTTTTGAAATAATATTTTTCTATATGGTATGTATTTACTGCCTGCTATATAATAATTCTTATCATTAGTGAACCCAATAGGTAATCCTACAGTAAGTCTATTTCTTTCATCTGTAGTTATTATTAACCCCCCCTTACTGTCATAATTATTACCTATTGCTGCCTCATAAAATGTGCTCATTAGAAATTGACCTAAACTCATCGATGTTGATTCCTTTGTAATGTCATCGGTTATTGGATAGTTCCAAACAATGTAACTCGATTCTAAGAATGTCTGTATTGCCATCATGTTAGCGTCAATCTTAGCTTCATTACAATAGAGATTATACCAATCAATGAGATTCTCACCTAATTGTCCGTTTGTTGTTATACCTCCATTAATATTAGGGTCAGATGTCCAAACAGTGTCAGATGTTACTCCATCAGCGAAGGGTAATATCTTTCTTTTTTTACCTCTTAATAGTGAATTACCGCTACCATTACAATGTTTTCTGATAAATGCTTCCCCATCACTTGTTAAACTAAAATTTGGTATTGCCATATTATTATTATTTTATATAAGTACTATACATTGAATTATATTTCATTTTATCTACAAGCCCATTAGTATCAAATGCAGGACTAATATCATTATTATAAATTGTATCGTCTGAGTTCACGTCAAAATTAAATAAAAATGATGGTTCAGTAACTCTAGGAATTGAATATTTCAATATTTTAGTTCCAGTAAAACTACTATTCATATTATTTGCTGTAATTGTATGTTCAACATTTAAAATAAGATATGCACCATTAAATAATGGAACATTATCTAATTGAAAGTATTGAGTTGGTTGTATCATAGGATTACCTAAACCCTTTATTGTTGCAGTATATGATCTATTCTCATAAATCTCATAAAGATTCTGTGCTTTAATATATGTTCTATTGTTACTATTATCTACCATATTCGATAACACTTGAATGGATTCGTTGGTTTCTGGATATTCTTTACCGTCAATCTTCATATCAGTAAACATTGATTGATTTTGTTCTCCGAATCTAACTCTAAATGCTCTTACTGCTCTCCAAGGAAAATCATCATTTATTTTATTTAATTCATCGTTACTGGAAGAAGTGTTCGAACCCTCATTATTCGTTGTGACATTATTATTATCTTCATTTATTTTTGCTGTGCTGAAATCTGTTGCATTTTCCAATTCATCAAGTCCATCTTCTTTAAATTCGCCACCCTTTCCAATATTAGTAGGATAACTTGCACTACCCCCAACATACATACAAATAAACATTGGTACTACATCAGCTTTTGTACTAACATCGATTTTAAATGCAGCGTCCCAACTATCTTTATCTTTTGAATTAATATAATTTTGTAAAGGAAAGAAAATGAAATTATTTGCCGATAAAATATTGGCAAGTGCTGTGTAAACACTAATTTCTGGATTATTATCGTAGAAATCTAATAAGATTTGAGGGTCAATAATCGTATCGTTTATTGGATTCAATGCCCTATCTACAAAAACGAAAGAATCTATTAAATCTTTACCTGACCTATTAAATGGATAACCTGAACTTGTATTTGAAGCATCATCATTACTTTTAGTTAACCATTTATCGTTAATATTTTTAAAAGAGTAATACATTTGATTTATTATGTCTACATCTTGAACAATATCCCTAGACTCTTCATCTTTATCGTTAATCTCATCCTTTTTCTTTTTAAGTTCAGTAGTTAAAGTATTAAAGAATTTATTGAAGAAGATTTTATTAATATTAGTTCCACTTTGCTCAGATAATGGAGAATATGTAGTTTTTGAATCTTTTCTTTGGAACGCATTATCATTATATAATATAAGATATGATTTACTTAAAAAGTTCGGAAATATCGATTTAAAAGTTAATTCATATCCCTTAACTACCTTTTTCGGACGAATTTGAGGATTAATTAACGAATCATAAAGTTCTTTTTTAGTCTTAGTAGTGCCTGTATATGTGTTTACTTTATCATACAATTCTGCCACAGCACTTCTCATGCTTCTTAAATACGCATCTTTAGAGTTTACATATTCGTTTCTAAACGTTACCTTATCGGTAGGTGAAAGATATTTATTTATATCATATATGTCAGCAAATATTAAAAAACCACTAGAATCTAAACGTCTACCTCCTCCTGTTAGGAAGAATGCTTTTAGAGCGTTGATAGATTCGTCAGTCATATCAACCAAAGCACCAACATACGCTTTAACGTAATTAGGCATTTCAACTATTGATGGATTCTTAAATAATGTTTTATTTAAATAGTTTGGTGCTCCATTGAAAATGCTTAAAGTATAACCGAAATTAGATAAAACTAGAATATCCCCAATCTCACTAGTTATGTCATCAATTAAAACTGTTTTAAGTAATGTGTCGTTTTTCGATAATTGATCAACCCAAATATCAGGAATATTTCCATAATTTTTTAATTTAGCTCCGTAGTTAGCATTATTGCTTATATTATTACCATTTAATAAATAATCATCGATTGTTTTAGTCTTGGATTTAACGTTCTTAAAAACAGTATCGCCTATTTTACCAACAAATCTCGTATATAATGGAATATTCTCATATTCCGTAGTTAATAATTTTTCCTTTTTATTATCCTTTTTTACAATATCCTGAATTAATATAAGATTCTCTTTAGTTGTTTCATACACATTTTCAACATATTTTTTATTAAATAATTTCTGTAATCCTTTAGTCTTAACCACGTCAAACTCATTTAAAGGATTGTCGCTATCAGAGATATCACTGCCAATACCAATATCACCATTTGCAATATCAAAACCCTTATATTGGGTTTGAGATTTGTCAATAAAGTAATCATCAGCATTTGTATAACCATAACCTCCAAAATCAGATGAAATTGAATTTCCACTAAAATTATAAACGGCAGGAAGTTCATCCTCAATATATTTATAAAACTCATCAATATTGCCAACGTAAGTTCCACAAAATTCTTTTAGGTTGTCTGCTAAATCGCTATTGTTTATTGTAAGAAGTAAATTAATTGCTTCAGTTTCTCCATAAATATTAACATATGTATTATTAGTATAAAAATCCTCACTAAATGAATATTGACTCAATACATAAAATCTATATAAAAATATTTTCATTATCTGATTTATTTTAGTATCAGTACTGTCGTTAACATACCCATTATTAGGGTCGATTGTAGCGTAGGGTGAATCTATTTCTGTCGAAGCTAAATTCGAATCTTGAGGTGAGAGCGGTATCCATTTATTATTGCCGTTATCATCTCTATTCCCCTTCATACCTTCATTTAACGCCCTATTTTTTTGTCCATTAAATGTTTGAATAAAATCTTTAATTAACGAAATTTCAGGCATTGGGTTTTCTCCTAGCTTATTACTTAATTCAATAGGAGCTGTTCTATTTATTGTTTTTGTGTTGTAATTATCTATTTTTACTTCAGTATGTAATGGATATGCGTATATTTTACTAGTTACATCATTTTCTAATGACCCAACCATTTCGGTTTTATGTAGTTCATGATGTGTCTCAGCATCTATTGAATTTTTTCTCATTATATTAAAAAAAGTATCTACATCATCTAATATTATTTTAAAAATATTATATATTGTAGGTAACATACCTAACGTTTCCATAATGGTGCTGTTAATCTTTCCTTTTAAATCATTTGAGATTTCTTGTTTTCTTTTAATGTTTTTATCTCTAACATTATATAACTTTAAATAATATTGTGTAATATCGAGATAATCATATTCTAAAGCTGCATTAGATTTAAGTGGTACGGCAATGCTAATCTCACTAGTAAGGTGACTTAGCACTAAATCACTTGCTGTTATTTCATCATTAGAGGCTACACTAATCTCGCCCGTCATTAACTTATTCTTATACGTATTTAATTTACCTCTCAATTTTTCACTATTTTGTGTATTAGATATATATCCAATACATAATCTTTCAGAAGGATTAATAACTCTACTTCTCTGTCCGAATGATTTTATTATTTGATCATAATCACTTAATGAGTCTATTTTTTTTATATAAATTACTGATTCTGAAGTTGCTTGTTCAGGCGTAAAACTAGATTTAAGTTTATTTGTAAAAAGATTAGGGTTATTTTCAGCATCATAAATAAAAATAAATGGTGCATTTTCTTTAAGAGTTAAATCATTAGAATATAATTTAATTTTTTCTATTAAAGATGTATTTGCCCTTAATGAATTATTTATTTTAACATATTCATCGTGCTCGGCACTTCCTTCGATTGTTTCGGTAATAGTATTATATAGTCGTTTTGTTTTAGCAATTAAATCATCAGTATTATTTGGTTCTATTCCCAAACTAGGATCACTTGACTTACTATTATCGTTTAGAAATGGAAAATTAACGATATATCTAAATAAAACGTCTGATAATGGTGCAAAGGTCATAGCGATAAATTTTGCATCAATGGTAAAATTACCATTATCTGAACTAAATTCACTACTGTATTCAACTAAATGTATTACATATTCTATTGTTTTTCCAAAATATCCTTTAATTCTTAGAGTAAATATTGGCGGTGGAAAGTCATATAATATCCTGTATGGTGAGTCATCATCATTAAAGAAAGATAAACCTCTTAAATCAATAAACTTTATATTAATCTCTGGAACAAAAGAGCTATTAATTTTTATATTAATACTTTCAATTCCAAACGCTTCATATTGTATTTCACTTCCAAATGTACTACCATCATAATAATTTGTTGTAAAATTAGCCTCGTTATTACTTCCCTCATTTTGGTTAATGCCCATCATGTTAATTTTTAGAGCATTAGAGGTTAGAAGTTTTTCTCCTTTATTTTGTAGAACACTTCTTCCCTTTCTTTCGGCAACAAGTTCTGCAAAAATAAACATATCCTCATAATTGGGAATTGCATTGGTTATGTTACTATTAATGTTTAATGAGTTAGGATCATCAACAACCATTAACACATTATCGTTTTTTTCCATCTAGTAATTTTCTAATAAATAGTGATAGCATAAAAATATAATTTTTTATTTAAACCTATACTATTTATTAGAAAGATATTAAAATGGACATATTAGAATTAGTAATTATAATATTATTGATATTAGCGAATATTGGTATTGTTCTTTATTTTAATATTAGGCATCGAAAAGATTTAAAGGATATTGAAGTGTTAAAACTAGAACATGTAGAAAAGATTGAAAATCTAACTAAATCGTATGTGACAAGATTTGAATCTATGAGAATTGCTGTTATTGACGGTGAAATACATAGAAATAAACAATGGAGCACATCTGAAAGCACATTAAATGAGGTATTAAATAAGACTCGTATTGTTATGGAAAATGCAGCAACAAGTATTTTAACTAATAATACTGAAATAGATAAAAACCTTTTAATTATAAATGAAAAGGTTAATAGAATTCTAAAAAACATTGAAAATGAGTAGTGTTGATGAAATATTTGATTCCAAAATGGAAGAAATAAATAAAACTATTGTAATGTTAGATGAAATAATAGAAAGATTCGAATTGAATCTCTTTTTATCTGAAGACAATAAAATTGTTTTAGATGATCAAGTCAAAGAACAGAAATAAAACTATTTATAATAAAAAAAGGTATGAGTAAGATATTACAAGCAGGAGAACAGGGTTTCGGTATACTTATAGAAAGAGACGCTGGAGTTATAAGTCCTGATTTAAATAAAGAGTTTTTAACGGAGGAATTTAAATTTAAACCCAACCAACCTATTCTAATAAACTGTATCCTACAAAAATGGGGAGTTAAGAATAAGAATGGTAGAATTTATACTAAAGATGTATTAGTTCCTCAAGTTAATGAATATCAACTTCTAATTGATACGAACTCTGCTGTTTCTGAAGCAGATCATCCAGATTCATCGATTATATCATTACATAACATAGCACATATGATTACTAAAATGTGGTGGGGTAAGAATGAATTTGAAAATGTATTATATGGTCAGTTAAAATTAATTGTTACTCGTGGCTATCTTGAAATGGGTATTGTTTCGGTTGTTGGTGATAAAATACTACTATATCTTGAAAACGGTATTAAGTTAGGTATTTCATCAAGAGGGGTTGGTACGTTAAAAGAAATTAATGGTGAGAATATAGTTCAGAACGATTTCGAATTAATTGGATTTGATTTAGTTTCATCTCCAAGTACTCCCGGTGCATATTTATTTCCAGAACAAAGTCCAAGTCTGAATAATTTTAACGAAACCATAGAAAAGGTAGAATTGATAAAAGATACTAAAGTAATTAACGCAATTAATAGATTTTTACATTAAAAGTGGTAATTTTTCGCAAATATACTAATAATTAGGGAGAAAAATATACTTTTTTATAAAAAAAATGTATTTATATAAAAATTACAGCATTAGATACTATAAAAATTATGGCAAAAGAAAAGAAAACGATAATTGATGAGGCTTTAACTGATTATAATATCATCAAAGAAGCTGCGGAAAATAAAGCTAAAAATGACTTAGCTAAAAAATTTCCAGAGAAGTTTAGTGAGTTAATTAAAGAAAACATAAATAATAAAAAAGCTAAAGAGTCAGAAGTAGAAGATGACGAAACCGAAGAGTCTGATAAAAAGGACGATAGCGCTTCAAAACAAGATACTGATATGGAAAAAACCAAAAAAGAGACTAAAACGGTAGTCAAAGAAAATGAAAAGAAAGCTACTCCTTTCGAAGAAAATCCAAAAGAAACGAAAAGTACTAGCGAAACGGAACACCAATCTGCAGATACACAAGCCACGTCAACTAAGAAATATAATGGCGATAAAGAATTTGTAGAAACGGAAGCCGAGACACCTAATATTAAAAAAGGTGAAAAAGAAAATGCTCCCTTTGATAAAAAGGTAAGTAAATCTGAAGTATCTGAAATTAATGAAGAATTTGAAAATGCTGACAAAGAAGAATTCCTTACAATTGATGAAATTGAAGCAGAAATCAATGAATTAGAGCATAAAGACACAGTTCAAGGCGTGACAGTACCTAGAGGTACTCCAACAGGTCAAGAAGGTGATTTATATACTAAATTAGTTGATATGAAGAATTTCCTTGATGAAGTTGTAGGTAATTTAAAGGGTGGTGAAAAAGAAGAAGTAGCTGGTGAGGAACTAGCAGCTCCACCTGAAGAAATTACTATCGATATGGGTGGAATTACTGAAGAAGAAGACTTAGAAATAACTGATGCTGATATCGAAGGTATATTAGGTGAAGATGAAGTAGTAGAACAACATGGTGTTTCACACTCTGCTGGTACTACTATGACAAGTAAATTACCTGCTGACGATTATTTAAGTACTAGTGAAAAACCTCGTAGACGTTTTAGTAAGTTTAATGAATCAAAAAATGTTAAAACATTAATTGGCGATAATAAAAAACTCACTAAGAAAGTAAACGAAAGTAATAAGTATAAAAAAGAAGTTAGCACGTTACTAGAAAGCTATAAAACAGCTCTAAAAAAATATCGTACCCAATTAATGGAAATGACGGTATTCAATACAAATTTATCTCATGTTAATAACATTTTAGTTAATGAGTCTCTCGCATTAACTCAAAACGACAAAATCAGTATTATTAACGATTTTAAGAAGATAAGCAACATTAACGAATCAGTTGATAAGTATAATAGTGTTGTAACTGATTTCTCAAGCAAAAAAACTATAACTGAAGAAGTAGAAACTAAACTGAATGGTGATTCAATTCAAAATTCATCTAAGAATAAACTTGATGAGGTTGTTGAGAAAACTGCTTATGCGAATAACGAACATATTAATAGAATGAAAAGTCTAATTAAATATGTTGAAACTGGGAGAACTAAAAAAATAATATAATAATCTAAAAAAATAAAAAAAAAAATGGGATTTTTAACAGAAAGCGCTGAAGTTGGGAACATTGGTTTAAAGCAACTTCGTGAACAAAGAGAAATTACAACAAACCGTTGGGAAAAAATTGGTTTGTTAAAAGGTCTAGAAGGTAACGTAAAAGAGAATTGCGCACAGCTTTTCGAAAATCAGTTATCTTATATGATCAACGAATCTAGTGATTCAAGTAATTCAGGACAATTCGAAACCGTAGCGTTTCCAGTAATTCGTAGAGTATTTGCGAAACTATTGGCTAATGATATCGTTTCTGTACAAGCTCTTAACCTACCTATTGGTAAGTTATATTACATCAACCCTAAGACTAGTGTTAGAGTAGAATCAGGTACTGCTACAACTACTGACGGTTATGAACACACATCACCAAACGGTGCATATAGTAATGCTGCTGAAAAAGCTGCAACATCATCAACACAATTCGAGACTCGTTCTCTATACGATGCATTTTATGCTAGTGAGTACAATGAAGAAGGTACTTCATTATTTGATCGTTCAAAAGGTGCAATTACAATGGTTACTGGTGAAACTACAGGTTACACTTATACACAAGGTGATAAGTATCTTGAGGTTAAAATTGGTGGTTTCTTAGTATCTGATACTGGAAAATTAGTAGGACCTTCTGGTGTTCAAATGGACACTGAAACATTCCTAGCTGGATTGAAGATTACTTCAGACATTAATTTTATCGCTCCTGCTGGATTTACTGACCAAACAATCACTTCTGGTGACACTATTCCTTTCAATATTAAGGTTCAAAAGTACGGACAAGCAATTGTTGATACTACAGGTGTTATTACATTAGTTGTTGATCTACAATATGCTGGAACTAACGGTTACCAAGCATTAAGTGGTGCAACTGCAAGTCCTACATTCAATTACGAATATAGAACTTATAGTGACCTTGAGGAAGATTCAAGAATGGCTGAAGTTACATTCCAATTGGATGAAGTAACTGTAAGTGTTGAGACAAGAAAAATGAGAGCTATGTGGACTCCAGAATTAGCTCAAGACGTTTCAGCTTTCCATAACATTGATGCTGAAGCAGAATTAACTGCTTTATTATCAGAACAAATGGCTGCTGAAGTTGATAGAGAAATTTTACGTGACTTACGTAGAGGCGCTGCATGGACTGCACGTTGGGATTATAATGGTTTACGTAGACAATCTAATACATATTACGGAACACAAAAGGATTGGAATCAAACATTGATCACTAAGGTGAATCAGATTTCAGCACAAATCCATAAAGCAACACTTCGTGGTGGAGCATCTTGGGTAGTTGTATCTCCTGAAGTTTCTGCAGTATTTGATGACCTTGAGTATTTCCACGTATCTAATGCTGATCCAGAGCAGGATAAGTATAACATGGGTATTGAGAAAATCGGAACATTAAGTGGACGTTACATCGTGTATCGTGATCCTTATGCTACTGCTAACACAGTATTGATCGGACATAAAGGAACATCAATCCTAGAAACGGGTTACATATATGCCCCGTACGTGCCAATGCAGCTAACACCTGTGATGTATAACCCATTCGACTTTACTCCGTGTGGTGGTATCCTATCGCGTTATGCTAAGAAGATGGTATTGAACAGATACTTCGGACGTATCTTTTGTGATGGTTTACAGACATTTGGAATTGGTGACCTACAGTAAGAGTCATTATAACATAACAAAAAAGGGGTTGATTATTTCAACCCCTTTTTTTATTTATATAATATTTTAAAATGTAAGAAAGTGATACAGGGAAAAAATATGATTATTTTTTTTTGATTTTACTTCTTTTTATGGATTATTTACCATATGTTTGTATTTATAAATAAAGACTATGAGAAAATTAGAAGTTGAGAATAACATTAAATTAGAAATATATAATAAATTTTGTAGTGGGATTTCTATGAGAAAATTAGAAACTGAATATCCATACTCCTTCACGTTCATCCAGAAGCTAATTAGTTCATTTCAATGGGAAGATCAAATAAGTAAAAACTATCCCAAGAAAGAAGGATATAATATGGTAGCTATTTGTAGTGAAACAGGTAAGAAATTTAGTGATTATTCTAATGAATCTGGTGCTTTAACAACACATGTTTTAAAACTACATCCAGAAGAAAGTAAATTAAGTAAATATAAAAGGAAATCGATTGAATATAATAGTGGTAAATTTTGGTACGATAAATATTTTACGTTTACATATGAAAAACCTAAAGAAGTAAAGAAATGTTTTTATTGTGATTGGACAACAACGGATATTGATAATTTATCTGGTGCGTATGAAAAACATTTACTATTAGAACATAATATCGACATTATTGATTATTTAAAGGAAAATTCCACAGACAAAGTATATTTCAAGCATTTTGAAATATTAGAACCTAAAGATGGTGTTGAATGTAAGATTTGCGGTAGGAAGTTTGATATTATAACACATAGTCATTTAAGAATGCATGGGATAACCAATTATGAGTATAAAGTCAAATATGGAAATAATATGGCTTCTGAAAGAATAAAAAAATTACAACATAAACACTGGGAAGTCAATCTAAAAGATTGTGGTTTTACTAAACAATCATCATATGAGAAAACAATATTAAATGAATTATCTGAAATAGATTTTGAAATATCGAATAGAAAAATACTTGACGGTTTAGAACTTGATTTGTACTATAAGGATAAGAATATTGCCATTGAGGTAGATGGTATATTTTATCATTCTGAAATAGGGGGAAAGAAAAATAAAAATTACCATTTAAATAAGACTCTTCTATGTGAAGAAAAAAATATTAATTTAATTCACATTTTTGAAGACGAATTAGTTTATAATGAAAAATTAGTAATTTCTAAATTAAAACATATCTTTAAGATTAGTAAAGATATTAGAGTTCATGCGAGAAAATGTAATTTAGTTGAGATTAAAAATAGCGTTGCTAGAAACTTTTTCAATGAAAATCACATACAAGGGGGTAGTGTAAATAATCCTATTTGTATAGGAGCTTTTTTTAACGATAAAATTATTGGTGTTATGTCATTTGATAATAAACGCTCAATGAATAAAGAAAAGAACCATGATTCAAGTTTCTACGAATTAACAAGATTTGCAATAAAGGATGGTTATGTTTCTGCGGGATTAGCATCTAAACTACTTAAATTTTTTATTATGAATTATAATCCATATAAGATATTATCATTTGCTGATAGACGATGGACACCAAATGCGAATGAAAACTTATATACTAAGTTAGGGTTTAAATTAACTAAGACTTTAAAACCTGACTTTACCTACCTTAAAAATTCCGAATCTAGATATAAAAGACTACATAAATTCGGCTTCAGCAAAGCCATGATTAAAAAGAGATTTCCAAGCGTTTACGATCCTATTAAGACTGAATGGGAAATGATGCAAGAATTAGGCTATGATAGAATATGGGATTGCGGTAAGTTTAAATATGAGCTTATTCTGCATCACCATCAAACTCAATCAACCTAATCTCTTCGAACACCATACCCAATTCTATTATATTATAGATTGCTTCTTTTAAATCTAAAATGGTTTCTTGAATATATTTTAAAATAATTTCATTATCATTAGTATAGTCATAATTGTTTTCTATAAAATTATTCCAACCATTATATTTATATTGTCCAATAATATCTATCTTCTTAGTTTTTATGTTATATTCAACTAATAACTTTAAATTGGGTTCGTTTTCAACATCAACAACCCATTTCCATCTCTTTACTTTTTCTATCATAATATTTATTCTTCTTCGTTTGTCCAATTATTATCAAAAACTAATTCTAACTTAGGTCTAGTATAAGCCACATAAGCCAAGTTCATTTCTTGCGCATATTGCCAACCCTTCATATTCGGTAATGGCAATAAGTCTGGTCTTACAATAAAAACCCTATCAGCTTCCAAACCTTTAATCTTATGTACTGTACTTAAACATATACCTTCAATTTTATCAGTAAAGACTGCTTTTATTTTCTTTCTTAAATCCTCAATATCATTTGAATATCTAGCTAAGAAAAGTAATGTGTTAACCTTATCCTCCAGTGCTGTGTAACCTGAATGTTCATTAGGGTCGATAATACCTTCTTTCCTTAAAGTTTTCTTCATCTTTTCTAATTCATTTAACCAAAAACCTCTAAGTTCATCCAATGTTGTGATCTTACCTATTAATTCGACTAAATGTATGCCAATATCAGAACCTTTAATAACCGCTTTCTTATGTTGCATTAAGAATTGGAAGAATAATGCAACTAAAGGCATAGTTGATCTACACAATACAAAATCACCGCTTTGTGCTTCTTCTAGAACATTTCCATCTCTAACAACACCATCGGGTGCATTATCTAATGCTTTAATATCTGGCACTATTTCTTGTGCTTTAATGATAACATTCTTAGAACATCTGAATGATGTTGATAACGGCAATACTTTAATCTGCTCAAACTTCTCAAACCATTCGAAAGACTTATCTGTTACCCCATTAAAGCCGTATATGCCTTGAAATTTATCACCTACGGCAATTAGTCTACCTTCAAGCTTCTTAGTCGTTCTATTACGCTTTAATAGCTTCTCAACGATCTTAATTTGACATCTATTTAAATCTTGTACTTCATCAATGAATACATAATCTTGAGGGAACATCCAAATAGAATTATCTACTGCGGGTAGATAGATCATATCGGTATAATCATATGTTTTTCTATCGTTAGTCGCCTCATCCAATATTTTTAAGACACGTTTATGGTCAGAAGCTTTTCTGATGTTAATATCATATCTTTCTGCAACGTATGGTAAGTATTCAGGTTTTAAAGTTAATGTTAACCTGCAAAGATTAACCATTTTCTTTAAATTAGCCATATATACGTATTTTAGTTCAGGTTTATCGAATTCCTGATCTAATTTCCATCTTTTAGCTTTTTTCTGGATTATCTTATCGATTTTAAATTCATCAAATTCAATACTATCACCATATTTTCTCTTAATCGCACCTACACCTATTCCATATGTGGTATAACATCTAACATAACTAGGAAGTTTTTCTTTAAATTCTTCTTGGATATGTTTATTGAAAGCTAAGAACATAATTTTCTTATCTTGGGGTATTAAATCAATAGCTTTAACAATTGTTGTTGTTTTACCTGTACCTGCAAACGCCTTAATTAGAATATGTTCAGGTCTTTTCTTAATGAAATGAAATATTCTTTCCTGTTCTTTTGTTGGTTTAAATATCATACTATTCATTATATAATATAGTTAGTGACCACCCATAATCACTTGAATTTGTGTGAATTGAAATAATTTCAAATGTTGTGGTTGTGACATTATTAATCCACTCCTCACACATATTAGTTAAGTTAACACCCGCTATGTTATCATTGGGTGATTTACCTGACGTGAAAACTTTTATTCTTTGCTTTTTCATTTTATCTTTCTTTATCATGAAATTCGTTAATAATAAGACTTAAACAATCCTCACATATACACATAACATCATTAGTTAATGTATGTATATGTGCGGTAATTTTTAGCTCATTACAACAGTCACATAATAATTTATCATGACTTATGTAAAGTAGAGCTACCTTTTTTATATTCCCATTTAATGTGTTATCGTATATCATGTTATTTTTCAATTAAAAACCATTCTTCTTTCTTACCATCATAAGAATAAATCTCATTAGTTTCCTTAACATGGATTTTAACATCATCATCAATAATATTAAAGATTTTATCTTCATATAATATAAAATGTTCGAACTTATCCAATTCCATTACTGTTTCAACTTCAATATTATAGATATTATCGAACATTAATGAGGTCTGACCTTCAGTTAATTTATTTTCAAAAACAATTTCACTTATTTCTTGTGAAATGCTTCCAATAAAATCTGTTGTTGTTTGGACTATTCCTTTCGTTTCGTCATCGAATTGATCGAGTCTACTCATATAGACATCATGAAGTAAATATTCAACAAATCTAAATGCGAAGAACTTATCTTCTGGTTGTGTTTCGTGCTCTTCTGGTAGTAATAGTCTTACGAATCTTCCTTCAGGACTAATATCAACATCAAATTCTATTTTATACATAAATTATAATTTTAAAAAGTATTTATTATTAGTTAACAAATATACGATATTATGGCATTAATAACAACTGTACAGAAAAATAAATTATTTTTACATATAAAACACGAACTCGGTTTCCCATTAAGACCCTTTGAAATTAATGATGAAATGATGGATTCTTATTTAGAAATGGTTGTTGAAGATTACTCAGCAATGGTTAATGGTTGGTTGATTGAACAGCAATGGGTATCATTAGAAGGTATGAATAAAGATAGTGGTGATTTCCTTTCAGCATTTACCGTTAAATCTAATCATTATATGGAATCCTTTACTTATGCTTATTCAAGACAAGTAGGTTTAGGTACTAATGCACCAGCAGCCAATGGTTGGGAATTAAAGCGTGATTATATTACTACAGCAGCAAATACACAACATTATATAATACCAGCGGGTAGAGAAGTTAATGAGGTATTATGGGATACTCCACCAGCAATTGACGGTGGTTTAGTTGATCCATTTGCAATGAATGCTTGGTCATCAGGAATGATGGGGTGGTCATATCTTGGTCGTCCAGCATCATATGTACAACCTACATATTCAACATTACTAGGTGCTCAAGATCGTAGAATGAAACAAAGAGTATTACAATCCACTCTTACATATAGAATTACAGGTATGGCTGACGGAAGAAAGATGTTGCATCTTTATCCAATGCCCGGAGGTAGACACGAGATCGGTTCACATTGGGGTAAACATTATGCAGGTAGGAAGGTATGGTATTGGTATTATGACACTAATGGTGAATCTAGAGATGATTGTGTTGATGCCAATGATGATGTGGTTAGATTACCTTCTGATCCACCAGCAAGTACATTGAAGTGGGATAAATTGAATGATATGGCTAAACAGCAAATAAGAGATTTATTAATTGCTAAAGTTAAAATGGTTTTAGGTGGGGTTAGAGGTTTTTATTCTGGTGAATTAGGTGTTGCTGAAAAACAATTAACATTAGATTATAGACACTTACTAGATGAAGGAACTTCATTGAAGGATGCTACTAAAGAAGAGGTATTGGCTCAATTAGATAAGATTAGTCAGGTTAATTTAACGCAAGCTCGTGCTGATATTGCAGAGAACGTCAACAGGGAGAGGGGTCTGCAGCCGCCTATGTTCCCAATCATTCCAATTTAATTAATAATAATTTAAAAATTATGAAAAGAAATAATAAAGAGAGATTATTCGAAATGATGGAAAGGGTTGATCCATATTTTGAACCAAATACTAGAACTGACCCCATAAGAAGTACTAATTCAGATAGTCAAGAATTAGATTTAAATAAGAAGTATCAGCAAAGGCAGATGACAAACAAGCCAGTAGGGTTATGGTATCAAATTGATGATAGTTGGAATGAGTGGTGTAATTCTGAAATGCCACATTGGGTTAAAGAACATAATATTATTATTGATGTTAATATGGCTGATATTATAGTATTTAACGATTACCCAACTGAAATTACTGCTTTCTCTGAAAAATTTAAAGACACTACAATGCCTAGTTTTTATGGTGATGATGAAATAAGGGCGATTGATTGGAATAGAGTTATTAGGGAAAGCGGAAAAAAAGGTATTGAAATTCCAAATATTGAGAATGTAAACCACCGTGACGGTAAATTATCGTGGATTTATGGATGGGATGTTGACTCTGGTTGTATTTGGGATTTAAGCGCTATTCGAACATATCGTGCAGAAAATTGTGATAGTTATAAAGAGGGGGGTGATTCTGATGATCCATATGATAATTTTTATTAGTATATTTGTTACATGAAAAATAATAATAAAGATAGACTATTCGAAATGATGGAAAAAATTAACGGTTCAGACGAGAAACCCGAATTTATTATACCCGTAGGTATTTCGGGTTCAGGCAAGTCTAGATGGATTAAAACATTAGATAATTCTTATACGATTATAAGTCCTGATGAGATAAGGAGAGAATTAACTGGAGATGTTTCAGATCAAACAAAAAACGCTCTAGTTTTCGATACGGCATTTAAAAGAACAATTGATGCATTAAATGCGGCAAATAATGTCGTATTCGATGCAACTAATATTAATTCTTTCCATAGGAAAAAAATGTTAGATACTTTAAGAGAAAAAGTTAGTGTTGATTTTAAAGCATATGCTAAGATTTTTGATGCTGATCCTGAAGTTACTAAAGAAAGAATTAGATTAGATATTGAAAATGGTGTTGATAGATCAAATGTTCCATCGCATGCTATTGATCGTCAATATAAGACTTTCAAGTCTGATTTAAATAAAATTGAAAGTGATGGGTATTTATTAATGTAATGAAAAAGAAAAAACAAATAGTAGATTTAGAGGACGAAAGATATGGTTTATTCATGTCAGAAAATTCGTTTGAATTAGATGTGGCTTATGGTCGTAATTTCTTACAGACTGATAATGCTCAATATGTCTATTTACATAAGATTAATGCTATCAAAACAAAGTCTCATGATTTATATGGTCAGGCAAAAGCAAAAGATAAATCGTTCATGGCTAGAGTTAGATTAAATGTGATGGTTAGTGTTGAAAACGCTAGTCAAGCATATTATGGTGATAGTCAGGGTGGTATTGTTCGTGACGATACTGGTAATCTAATCTTCGGCATATATTTGAAAGAATTAGAAGAAAAACGTACCGATATTGTTAGAGGTGATATTGTAGAGTATAATATGAGCGGTCAGAAGAGTAGATATTATGAGGTTGAAAACGCTAATATGATTAGTGATGAAACTCAAAAAACTATTGGAGGTTTCAAACCTTACTGGAAAGAAGTAACTGCTGTGCCTGTTAAATCTGATGTTATTAATATTGATGACGGAAAGAAAGGTATTAAGTGATAATGCACATTTAATAATACAAAAATAGGCGATATTGTATATTTAATAATACATTATCGCCCATTTTTTTTAGTAGATTAAATTATCATCATGTAAATTATCCATGATAAATACTTCAATATCATCTAAGTCTTCAATACCTTCTGAACTGCAATAGAATCTAACGCCACCGTACTTAATTTTAATTTGTTGGATTCTAAAAGTAGGGTCGGAATCTCTTAATAATTCTAAGACTTTATCTAAGAATTTAATCCATTCTTTATGAATTGGTTCACCTAAAGAGAATCCATACCAACCTTTAGGTATAATATTACTATATTTATTTAGTAAATAACCATCACCATCTTCAGGAAAATATTTCTTAATGACATCATTATCCCTATTCTGACTAATGTAATCATAAAAGGATTTATATTCTTCTGGTACTGTGAATTTTTCCCAATAAGAATAGTTTTTGTAAATTTCTTCAACCTTATCTTTTAATTTCATAATTTTATATTTTTAATTTAAAACATTTCATCATCGACAAACATTGGTGTTAACTTACCAACATATGCACCTATTACATTAAAATCGAAATATTCTCGTGCTGTTTCATAGTCCATACCATCTCTATGTATTAAGATTTCGATACATTTTTTTATGGAATAAACTAATACAAATTCTGCAGTATTTAAATGACTTCTATTTGAAACACCTATAAATGCTTCATCAAACCCATCAGCTTTTAGAAACTCTTGTTCATAAATTTCTGCAGTCTCGTCTATTATTTCTTTATTTGTCATTTTTAAAGTATTTCGTTCTTAATTTATTTAATTCTTTCGATAATTTTTCATGTTGATCTTTAGATTGTATACCTAAGTCATCAGCATAGTCAGTATATATATCTATTGTAAAATTAATTAGGTCTTTTTCTTTATCTGATAAGTATATACTTTTTTTCGTTAAGTA